CTATTCAAGAAACGATTTAGTTTCCGTTTCTTGACTGAAGAAGAATATTATCAAAGAACTCTTTCTTAGTTCCTGCGTCATCTTTAAATGCTCCGCGAAGAACTGTAGTCTGCGTTAGGCTGCTATGTGCCATAATGCCTCTATTGAGGCAACATCCGTGCTGTGCTTCTATGTAAACACCTAGATCTTTGGCTCCAGTGGCTTTAGCGATCTCGCGAGCGATATCATTGGCCAGTTCTTCTTGCAGGGTACCGCGTCTCGCACACCACTGGGCGATACGAGTATATTTAGAAAGACCTATGAGTTTTTCTGCTGCAATGATGCCAATATAAGCAACCCCAGCAACGGGTTGATGATGATGGCTACACATACTACGAAGTTCACTACGAACCACGAGCATGCCTTCATAACGGTCTGCTGAATCGTTTGGAAACGCTGTACAATCTGGGCTTGGGTCATATCGTCCACTCATTATTTCGTTAAAGTACATCTTAGCCAATCTACGGGCTGTACCTTGGCTATTGGGATCTGTTTCTCTGTCAATAAGCAATCGATCTAATACTAATTCAAATGCTTCGGTTGCCTCATCAATTAGTTTATGTTTTATTTCTTCGGTAACATATTCTGAGATATTATCTCCTGCCCAGAAACGTTTGTTGTCACGTTTCATTTTAAAGCGGATAACATTTGCTAGATATGCTTCCTGATATCCGCCATCGCCTGCCATTGCGTCCAGGCCTGTTTCTTTTTTATTTGTCAATTGTAATTCTCCGAGTTATACAAATTTTTTATAAATAATATTATGTTTAATATTACTTCACCGTATGTCTATTTAGGCATACATAAAATCACCGGTCAATTTTATATAGGAGTCCGGTATTCTAATCAAAGAAAAAACCTGTCTCCCGAAGACGACCTTGGCAAAGTTTATTATACTACATCTAAGATAGTAAAACCTATCTTTAATGAGTTTAATTGGACTATTCTTGCCCAATTTATTTCTAAAGAAGATGCTCTCGAGTTTGAAGAATTTCTTATTAGCGAGCATTGGAAAAATCCTCTGCTTTTGAACAAGAACAAGGGAGGAAAAAGATTTCACAGGCCCGATGTTTATGTTAGAAAACCTAAAAACCAAGTTAAAAAAGGTAGATCTAAAGCAATGAAAGATCATTGGGCGAATGAAGAGTTTCGTCAAAAACAAATCGCTAAAAGAAAACAAACTCATTCTTCTATTCAATTTAGAGAAAATCATTCTAAAGTTATGAAGGCAGTTTCTCAACAATCTAAAAACATTTGTAGAGTTTGTAGATTGTCTGATAGAAAAGAAATGACTGTTCAAAACTTTTTTAGATATCTCTAACATACATTTACTTTAACATCTTCAATAGGTTATCGCAACTGAAGAAGTTTTCTGTTAATACATCTACCTGTTTATTTAGGCTAGGTAAGAACTTTTCATAATTTTCCATGTATTGAATAATCTTAAAACAGATCTCTTTTCTATACACAGTATATGAATCAAATGACTCTGTCCATTCGCTAGGATATTTAAATGTATCAAAAGCCATTTCACTATAGCTCAAACGATCTGGCACCATGGGGATAGCATCAACAAGGACACCCTCATACCAGCTAATACCCAGTGTTTCTTGTAGGTTTGCTGAGAATACTAACTTACTCTCTCCGAGCAGGTTGTGATATTCATTTTTAGTTAGCTGTTGTTCTTGGCAAATAACAAACTCGTATTGCGGTAAGTGTTCTTTTAAATCTCTAAAAATCTCTACTTGTTTTTCCGGAGCAATACGATGTGGGAATAAGACAAGGTCACGCTTCTTCATGCCTTTATACATTGATAAAGTATCCGGCATATATTCCATAGGCCAACCAGTGCGTACAATTTTGTTGTTGTCGTGATTTTCTCTTAGACCTACAATACATCCAAGCAATTCTTCACAGAACAGTTCGATGTGAAAGTCTGTGGCAAAGTAGTTATGATCAATGGCGTGGAAGAAACTCTTTTCAGCATGCCTTACCCAAGGCTTATCTCCAACAAGACGTCCTAAAAAGTCTTGGGGATCGTAACTACCGGCATGCCATAAGCCGTGTAAAGTCCAGTTGAATCCTAATAGGTCCGACATATATTTCAGTTGGATCACAGTGGGATTCCACGCATCTGTAAAGATAAAGTGATCGTTGGGACTGGTCTTGCCTTGATTGTGCTGTTCCAAGAACGCACACATTTGAGCACTTTTCCAATAGTTAGTATCGGAAAAGTTTAAGAACGCACCCGGAGTAAGTTGGCTGTTCTTCTGAACACCATCTATTTGAACTACATTAAACCTGTCGCCTAACTTGTTCTTGAGTAGCAAGGGCACATGACTGTGCCACTGTTCAGTGTAGCGTGTAGAAATGGGCTCCAGTGAGAATATCCATATTGTTGATTTCAAAATTGTCTCCTATACTACATTATATAGTAAAGTGTGGTATAGGTCAAATATATTTTGCTCATTCTTCAACTCCGAAATGCGCTTTAATCATTGTGTTAAAGTGCCTGCCTTTACGAAACTCCGTTGTGTCAAATGGACCAATCATAGTTTCGTGTTCCAAGCACAATTCAGCACATTCCCTGACGATCAACTCGGCGAACTTTTCCTTACTGAAGACGAGTTCTCCATCATACTCAACAAGACTCTGTGCGGCAAATCGTTCTAACATTGGTATCTTTTTCATTCTGTATCCTTCTGTAATCGTTGTAAGTGTTCAATCAACTCTGGAATCACACGCTTGTCCAGATTTACAACCACTCTGCCATATCTGTGTAGTTGTATAGCAAAAGTATCACCATTATCAATCACGCTGACATATGGATCACCGCTGGTTGTGTTAATGGTCTTCATTGGTAGTGCTTGGTCCACGGTTTAACCCCACCTTAACGCAAACCACATAGCCAACTTGGGATCCTTGACTGTGATAGTGGGCACATACTTTATGTTTGAATCCTCGTCGTCTGATGTGGATTTTATCTCTACTTCCACACGCTCATACAACCAGGCGGGTTCGGAACTGTCGTTGATAACATTCATATTGCCTCTGCCCACATTTTTGTACAACCATTCAATACACTCTGATGGCACGCCTTGATTGAACTCTACTCTCACAGACCTACCTGCTTTCCAAATAGGCAATAAACTTCAAACCATTTAGTTGGATGATTGTCAATAAAATATGGATTCACACGGAATGATATTTCCCAGTCTCGTGACCACTGAAAGTGTCGTGTGCCAAATCTAATATTAAACCAAAGATTACTCATACTTCCCCGCAATGCTTGTTGTCTAGTTGTTCAATACTGTAAAACCCTAGTTTCAGACCCAGTCTTTCCAATAGAGTTAACCAATGTATTCTACCATTGCGGCAATATAATAGTGGACCATCAATGTGGTTCCATTCGATGTGTGGTTCGCTATCTGCTGGATATTGTATCATACATTTCCCAATCCTATACTATATTATACACAGAAAAGAATGCCCTGTCAAGCAGGGCACGAAGTGTTTGGGCGAACGGTCGAGTTATTTTTTCTTCTTTAGTGTATCAGGATGAGCAAGACCTTTCTTGACCTTTTCGGCCTGGCTCATCTTATCAACAGCCCGGCCAAGTTTTGGATCAACATCGTGCCAAGTCTTGGGATGAGGTTTCTTTTCAGCCTCCGCCACACCTTTTGATTTACTTTTGACATGACCATGCGGCATTTCTTTACCGTTGATGGTATAATGTGTTGCTGTTTTCTTTGTAATCTTGCCCTGACCACCCTGTGCTGACTTGCTGAATCCAGCCACTTTGGTAGAATAATTTACAGTATCACCAACATTGTGTTCAGAGCCTTCTGCCACACCTTGTTTCTTGCCGCGGACAAAATAATATTCATCGATATCTCGTTCCTTTGCTGAATTTAATTTGTCAGCATATTTTTCTGCCTCAGCTTCGCTTGTGAATGTTTTAACTGTTTCTGTTTCGTGATCTCGCTCACCATTTGGATATAGTGTAGTTTCTTGCCGATAAACTACCCAAATCATTCCAGAGCCTTCTGCCACACCTTTTTCCTTGACACGCAATACCTTGAGTCCCTGTTGCTGTGCTCGCTGTCGGGCCAGGTCTGGGCTGCTGGCCTGGACTTCAATAGACCAGTGTTCGCCCGTGGTCTCATCCATGACATTGAGAACATACGTGGGCGTGGAGCCTTCCGCCACACCTGGCTTTAAGCCTGTATTTTTTGCTTTTAAGGCTTCATATTCTT